CGAGGCTCTTCTTTACCAGGTTCTTAAAAAATTCCTTCAATGTCATTCCTGTCATACTTCATCTTCTCCTTTCAGTATCGCATCCATCTCTTCCTCTGTAAGATCTGATAGCTGGTCTATCTCGACCTGGAGTTTGCCGGCGGCATCGCCGGATAAGAGATCCTGCATCTGCTCGACGAGCGCCTCGCAGTCGCTCTCTCCTTTTGCTGAAATCTCTGCAAACCAGTCCTCGTACTGCTTGAAGATTGTGGTGGTGTCGATCTGGCTTATCGCTCCTGTGACAATGCCGCAGTCATCTGTGTCAAGGCGCGTGTCGGTTATTCTGGCACCGGATATGGAGTACACGCCTTTTGCTATGAATATATTTGCAAGGCGAAGCTCATATATTCCGCCTGTGCGTGTCAGCTCCGGCGCTGCCGGTGTCGCTGCAGGTGTGCCCTGTACTACATAGAGATCTATGTCTCTGTATTCATAATTGGAATCGAAACGTGCTACGACAGAATCTATCCTGTCATACGTGGAATCAGGCGCCTGGCACACAAGCGTCCGCTCATTCTCTTCGATCGCAAGTGCACCCTGTATGTTTACGCTACCCGGAAGAACTGTAACGCTCATATCTTCCTCTGAGGTTGTCACCTGCAGCCCTGTCGACGGATTTGGAAATACTCCGTCCGTAAATAGCAGGCTCGTATAACTCCGCAGTGTCTGGCTGTCACAGGCTCTGTCATAGCTCGGAGTGCCTGAGCTGTCATACGTGAGCTGTGAATCAAAAGGAAAACTTTTCATTTAGTGTATCCTCGCTTTCTCGTATTGTGTTGGTATCTTATCTCCAAATGTCAGCGTTACCTTGTGCTCTCCCTTGCTCCACGACTCCAGTATTTCTATTATCCTAGTTTCGTAGGAGAGTCCGAGAGGCTCTATAACGACATCACATTTATCACCCAGATCATAGTCGGTCAGATATTTCGCACCGGCATTCGTGTCCGCATCGAACTCGATGTTCTGTATCTTTACATACTTCTCAGCCTTCTCACGCGCCGTCTGTATGAGCACTTCCTTGTATTCGGCAAGCGTCTGCTTTTTCTCGTTATAGGACTTGCTCTTCGCGTCAATGAATAGTTGCTTTTTGTATCCGCCGTCCGACAGATCGAGTGTTGCATATATCCTGTCGTCTCCCTCACCGGTGCCGCCTACCACGAAATAATTTTTGTAATTGCTCTCGTCTTCCTCGCAGGTGATCTCGCGCAGGTTCTTGAAGCCTTTGGAAAACACTACAAAGTTGTTTTCCGTCTGGGACTGCGTCCGGTCAACGCCTTTATACATCTCAAAATATATCGTGTCCGTCTCGAAGTCATACCGGCACCTATATGCCATCTCCTCAACCTGCAATGTCTCATGTGCCATCGTCTCGAGTGTGGCTCCGGTCTCCTGCTTCTGTACCTTATCGCCGATATCCTCGCACTCAGCAACTACAAGTTTCGGGATATCGTCTTTGTATGCATTCACCGCGTCCGCCACGAACTTCATTCTGCTGCCGTACTGCTCAAACATAGGATAGACTATCTTATCCGCAAGCAGCCCCTCACAGAAATATCCGCTCAGCGTCACCATTGCGTCATCATCGCTGTATTCCATCTTCTGGATCATTCCCATTTCCGGACGGTCGTCAGTGAAAATATATTTCATGGCACTATCGTAATCTGCTGCCATGATCTGTACTGAGAACTCTCCCGTCTCATAATATTTCCTGTCCCATGCCAGGTCGAAATACTTGAGCTTCGTCTTTCCGATCGGGCTGAAATTCTCATCCAGTGCTCTAATCTCCATCTATTATCGATCCTCCCCTCTGCAAACAAATACCGCCGGAGCATATCCGACGGTTACTGTCTTATATTCCCATATACCGCAAATTGTAGTAGAGTACCACCTTCATGTTCGTGTCTCCGTTATCCGCGTCGAATGAGATCTCATTGTCTCCGGATTTCAAGACCATTCCTGTAAATGATGAGTGGCGGTCGACCTTTGCGATACAGTTGACACCATTCTTCGTTATGGTGTTCTCAACCATATCTATCTCGATAACGTCACCGTCTATCAGATTGTCGATCAGCCTGATATAGACGTCATTCTGCATGATCTTCGGATTTTCGACTTCTCCGAACGCCTCTATCCGTACTGTGGCGTAGGTGTCGACATCTCCGGTGTTCTCGATCTCGACCTGCTTCGCAAAATTGTATATACCGGTGGCAAATCCCACATCTATCCGTGAGATGTACGGGAATCCGAAGCCTGCCGTCACCGCCGCGATATCCTTGCCGAAGTTGTCTACGGAATTAAAGAACGGATCCGGACAAGTAAATGCTACACTTATGCCCGTGTGCTCGTCCGCCGTTCTCGACTCTATCTGGAATTTCTCCACCTTTGCAACTATCCAGCGCGACACTCCCCCATGCGTCACATACAGTGTGAAGCTGTGCTTCGGGTTGAAAAATGCGACTGCATTTGCCCGCGCCGTCGTGTTCTGCTTGCGGTTCTTTATGCTGGCGGAGATCTCTATAGTCCTTTGCGGGATACGTTCAGACACGACCTCCACACCGTCACCTGTTGCCGGCGTCGCAGTCGATATCTCAGCCTCCGCCATTCCGAGTCCTGATACAGTCGTTATGCCCCACGCCGCATCGTCTTTTATCGAACCGCCGAGCCTCATTATTTTCTTGTCGTCTCTGACAATCTTGATATACATATTGCCTCCTATGCTCCGGCTAATCCGTATTTTGCTTCGAGCCTTGCCGCCCTCATCATCTCACTCGGTGACTTGACCGGAGTTGAAATGTAAAAGTTCTGTGTGGTGCTATTGTTGTTCGTTGTCGATGCGTTGTTATTCGCCGTGATATAGCGCTCCTTGATCACCTGCGGCACTCTTGCGATAGATGATATCATGCTCCCCTGCTCGGAGATTTTCTTCATCTCGGTCTCATATGCGCTTACGGATTCTTTTGCGAGATCTGTGTATGACTGCAGCACTTCGTTCTGCTTCTCGTTGATCCCGACTTCGATACCTGCCATCGTCATTTCCGAAGACCATTTGAAACGCTTTGAAGGTGACTGGATCACCATCGCATTGTTGTATGCTGCTACCGCTGCGTTTGCCAGCGCAGTATATTTTGCAATGACCGAACTCCACTTGGAGTCAATTCCTGCTATGATACCGTTGCAGGTCTGCTGAGCCGACTCATAAGCGTCGTCGTACTTGGCCATGTCTTGGACTGCTGCCTCTGTGTCAGCTATAAGCGTATCAAGATCAGCGCTATACTGCGTCTCCATCTCAGCCATCGCACTCGCAAAGTTGTCCTTGCCTTCCTCGACCTGCCCGAATTTCTCATTCAGTTCCTGTATCTTGTCTTGACCGCTATTGACTATCTCCTGCAATATTGCCGCCGATTCTTCCGAGCCGTCGCTTAATTGCTGCAGAATGCCCTCATTTACACCGAGCTCCATAGCCTGTCGCATATTCTCAGCGTATTGATCCATGTATTCGATCTGAGAGTCAAGCCCTGATATCATTGAATCGATACTCTGTGAAGTGCCGACCTGCATTTCATCAAAGAGTCCGAGCTGATTTGTGATACTGTTGTACGCGGATTCATAGCTCGAGTCGTAGGCTTCCTGAAGTTCTTGGATCTTCTGCACCTGAGCTTCCATGTCCGCCTGTGCCTGTGTGTATGCTTCATTATGTTCAGATGCCAGCGCTGCAATCGCGTCTATCTCTTCGTAGTATGCAGGCAGATACCCATGCATGGTCTCTGCCTTCTCCAGCATTGCATCTATCTCTTCGCGCTCGGCTTCTGTCATATTTGCCGACTCGATGGTGTACATATTCATGTCATACTGAGCTGCTGCAAGTGCTGAATTTGATTCTGATATGGAGTCGTTCAGATCAGTTACGGTTGTCTGTAGATCCGCAACTTTCTTTTCACTGTCCTGTATATCCTTCGCTGCTTTTTGAGCATCTTCGTGATTTATGCTGCTTATCTTGCTATATTTCTCATATTTTGCATTAAGCTCCTGTTGAGCTTCTGCTAGTTTCTTGTTCGCTCCCTCAAGCGATTCTGTAGCTTCAAGCTTCTGTGCGTATATGGTCGAGTAGTTACCGGCGGCATTTTCGTATTTTTCCTGAAGTTGCTCCGTTTCAATATAATGCTCCAGTTCAGCATTCGTCATATTGATAGATCCGGTTAATTCATTGTACGATAAATTCAAATCCGGTATCTTCTCATTCAACTGATCGACAAGAGAAATAATAGCCTCTTTGCTGGAAACACTTCCATCTTCTTTGGAAACAAGGTCTTCCAGAGCTTTTGCCAGTGACGATACATTACTCTCATTTTCAGCTGTTGCCAGTCTTGCATCATTGTATGCGGCCGTAGCATCTTTTAATGCCGATGCTTGCTCTCTCCATGCCGCAGTCTCCGCGTCTACTGCATCTGTCGTATTAGAGAGGCTCATTATCAAAGGCGTGAGTGCTGCAACTAGCACTCCAGCTGCCACTGCAATCTTTCCAACCGTTGATGACAATGCAACCTCATTAAATTCCTTCCATAGCGGAATCAGGATTTTCATCACCAATGTGACACCGGTAATCCCCGCTGCCATAAAACCCAATGATGCTGTTACCGATTCAATTATAGGAATTAACCACTCATTTGTTTCAACAAAATCAGTAGCCCAGTTTATCAGCTCAGCGCCCTTTTCGTATACGCCTGATATCTGATCCTGAAGCTCGTTTCCTACCGCGATCTTAAGATTGTCAAACGCGTTTGTGAGCTTCTGGCTTGCCATCTCCGTAGTGTCTGCCATCTTCGCATATGCTTTCTCTGTTGCTCCGGCACTTATCTGCATCTGAGTAAGTACTTCGTTGTACTTCGCTGATCCGGACGATAATATTGACAGCGCTCCGACTCCGGCTTCTGAGCTGCTCCATAATTCATTGAATTTACCTTTGTCATTGTCTACCGATGCCGCAAGTATCTCCATCACATCGCCGAGCGAATATCCCTCCTGCGACAGCTGACTGAAGGACTTTCCTGTCTGCTCCACCAATGTGGTACCTACTGTCGACCCGCTATCACCCAACTCATTGAGTGCCGCCTTGAGATACGTCGTACTTTCAGCTGTTGCAATACCGTTTGCAGTAAGGATTGCCATCGCCGCCGATAGATTATCCATCTCGACATTGTAGGTCGACGCGATCGGGATTACTTTACCAAGTGAAGACGCCAACTCGTCAACAGTCGTTTTACCTAGGTTCTGTGTGGTGATCAGATAGTCCGATACATTGGACACCTGATCGACTTCTAGCCCGTACGCGTTTAGTGCAGTCGTCAGAATGTCAACGGCTGTCGTACTGTCAGTAAATCCGCCTGTTGCCAGTTTGTTCGCCGTTGCAACGAACTCCACCGCACTCGCAGTGTCAACTCCTGCCGATATGGCGTTATATGTGGCGTCTGCAAGATCAGATGCCGCTTTGCCGGTCTCGCTGGATAATGCCAAGATAGAACCCTGCATATCTCCAAGGCTTACGGATTCTGTGTCCGCTATTGTGCCAACCTTAGCCATAGCGGTTTCGAAGTTAGCGGCCGCTGTAATACATTCGTTTAGTGCCGCCGCGATTTCTTTTGCTGATTTTGTTATTAAGTTTGCGGCCAAACTTCCTGCTAAAGCATCTACCGCCGCACCGGTATCTTCGTACTTTTTATTTAATTCGTCTTGATCTTTTGCCGCAGTCTTAACTTTGTGCCCTGCCGCGTCGATACTTGTAGCAAATCCATCCTCACTGTTTCTTGCTTCGTCTAAATAGCCCTCATATGTGATGAGACTGCTGCTGAAATTATTCAAACTTTTCTTTGCTATGTCCTGCTGTTCTTTCCAGTCTGCAACAGCCTCTTTGGCTTTGTTAGTATTTTCTTGGGCTTTTGCTTGCTCTTGCTGATATTTTTCAAGCTCTTTTGTAAGCTCCTCTTGTTGCTTTGCACCCTCTTCGGTTGTCGTATCAAGAGTTTTTAGCTCTTTTTCGATTTCCTCAACCTTTGATTTTGCCTCCTGCAGCTCCGCCTCGTATTTTTCCAGTGTTTTATTAGCGTTCTCATACCCTGCCTTGGCCTCAGCTAACACGGCTGCATGTGCTTCTTCCGTTGTCCGCATCTGGTCTACCCTTTTTGTAAGGTATTCCAGGCTGTTTCTATTTTCCTTGTATTGCTTATCGAGGAGAGTTAGCCCACTTTTTTCAGCTGATAATGTTTCGTTTACTTTAGTAAGTTTGTCTATGTATTCCTGATCCCCTGAAACAATCAAGTGAGTCTCTATTTTTCTTGCAGCCATTTTTACCACCTCATTCTTGACTTTTTTTATCTCCTTGCTATAATGAGGATAACAAGGAGGTGTTCTTATGTTATATTACTGGGACGGTCCAATTGTTGATTTTTTTGCATTTTTGTTTATCATCACGTTTCCTTTCTTTGCTGTTAAATATTGTTATATTCCCTTGATTAAAGGTTTGTACGACTCGTATAAACAATACAAAAAGAAGAAAGCTCGCCAGAAGGAAGTCCGTGAATTCCTTGCTCAGTATGAAGCCGAGAAGGCTGCAAAGGCTGCGCAGTCCGAGAAGAATTCCTAATCCACCTCGTTCTTTTTCCAACCGTTTTGTCGTGCTTTTATTTCAAGCATATCGAATATAAGCCCCGGAGGACTCTCCAGGGCTTCTGTTATACTAAAACCCACCAGCACAGCCATATTTAAGATGTCAGCTCTGGTGGGTTTTGTTTTTTTTCGAGCTTGCTAAGCTCCAGATCTATCTCTTCATCAGGGTTTGTTACTTCCCTGCCATATCCTTGCATTATAGCGTCGATTGACGCTTTTTTTATTGCCATATACTCAGCCGGAATTATGAACGCGCACATCTCTTCCACTTCCGGCACATATGGTTTCTCGTGTCCTTCGGCTTCTCTTGCCTTCGCGCCGCTCTGTGCAAGTATGCACACAGCTTTGCTGAAGCGCTCGATTCCTGCTTCATCTCTCCCGTCCAATACGGTGAGAAGCTCGTCACCGTCGTTTAACATATCATTTATCCGGAACATTGCACTGACCGTATAAGCCAGGTATATGTCATGTCCGCGGAATACCGCTTTTGTATATCTTGCCAGCATTGTTTCTCCTTGTCTCCCATAAATTCTAATGCGCTTTAACGCGTTTTTATCACGTCATCTAGGCGTTAAACCGGTCTGTTAAAACCAGCTTAACGCCTGAATGGTTCTTATTCCGTAGTGTTTGCAAGCTTCGTCTCGCACCATGCTTTAGCCGCTGCGTCCGTCTCAAACTCCTCTGTGTGCCTCCAGTCTCCATTGTCAGCCTCCATGATTGTGAAGGTGATCGGAGATGTAGAGAGTGTGATGCTGGAAGATTTGGTCGCTGCGCTGTCGCTTCCGATCTGCGCTTTAACCTTCGGGTAGTAGTAGCCCCTGTAAATCTTCTTGTTATTCTTTAAGATGCTCTTCACATATGTGAGACCACCTGCCGGAACTGTATCCTTACTGTTGTCGATCTTCTCTTTTTTCTCGTTGTACGTGGCGCCGTAGATCTTAGCCGCCTGCTCGTCCTTGAGCTCGTCAACCTCTACTGCAAGCGAGCCGCTAGAGAACTCGTCAACCTTCTCCTGCAGCTTGTCATCTGCATACAGCTCGCCCGATGCGAAGTTTACTGTGAGGTCTGCCTTTACAAGTGCTCCGAGCGAGAACGCACCGTCCTTCTCGTATGTAGGCAGAGCGTTTTCAGCCTCTTCCGAAATCGGTGAGAAATTAACGTATTTTGCTCCAAATGCTGCCATAATTTACCTCCTGTTATAAATTGTTCTTTCTTAAAAAATCATCATATACAGCTGCCGCGGCATTTACCGCCTCATCTGTACAAGTTTCATTTGCGTGCTCCATCCAGTTAGATGCGGGAATGTGCTTTTTAGGTGCTCCATACTCGAGGATAAATCCAACCTCGGCATTGCGTACACCGTTGGATCTGGTGCCCTGCGGGTAGATGTCTATCGAATGTGAAAATCCACTGACCTTCTTATTCGCAGCGCCGACCGAAGCGATCAGCTGACCGCTCCGCCTCATTCCGCGTGATTCCAGCTCCTTCTTGTGCGCCTTCGTCACAATCTCAGCCTCTGCGTCGAGCATTTCGTCCATTACGTCGTCCGGCAGCTCCGCCACCTTCTCGATGTCTGCTATCAGGTCATCAATTCCCTCGAACCTTATGCCTGCCATGTCACACCACCTCGCACTGAATGATGTACCGCATCTGTTTTTCGTCCGGATCGTAATCCGGTATCGGATCGTCAAACGCTATGTCGTATTCGTCAAGTGTCGAGAGAAGCTTGTCGAGAAGCTCAGGGAACTCCTTCTTGGTGTAGTAATCTATCTGTGCTCTCGTTATCACCTCGGTGCGGCCGCCATCTGTGCGAAGGCTTCTCGGCTGTATCTCCTGCCAGACGATATATTCGTCTTCTTCCTGCCATGCCTCAAGATGATATACCTTGTCGGTGACGGTCAGGAGCACGTCCTTAAATTCCGGTAATGTCATACTCTACCTCCGTCTTCTTGAGCGTCAGATCGCACGATGGTGGAAGCGTATCGGAGATATCCTGCGCCTGATGTATGCCGTACTGCTTTCCGTCAATGATACAGTAATCCTGCGTCGACACTGTAAATTCCCCCGGAATTCGGAGCACCGCATCGACTTCGATATTTTCCTGCATTGCCGAGTAAAATCTGTTGATACCCACCTTACGCCTCTCATAAGGCACACGGTTATATTTCACTGTAAGAGCCATTTCCGGCTTTAGACCCGGCTTGGCTATATTCTCAAGGCTTGCTATCCGGCATACGCCGTCATTGTACGTCTGAAACTGTACTGTCGTCTTGATCTGCATATTGCTGCACCTCCGCCATCTCCCTTAAGGCGATGAGATCGTGTCTGAAGTTTATCTCAAACATTTCCACAGCCTGCGAACGGACATATCTGCAATAGTCAAAGAGGAGCTGCCTCGGCAGCCCCTCTTCTTCATAGTCCAATTCTGTGCCTGCGTATCCGTCGAGCACCTTCTTTCCACGCTCAATCGCCCCTTCGAGCATTGCGTCTGTCGCCTCATCGTCAAATGAGATGTTCAGATAGTTCTTAAGACTTT